CCCCCCCCCCTCATTAACTTGTAGTTTACTTTTTTCATTTTATCAAATCCTTTCTTTTTTTTAATTTTAAGAATTACTATCTGTTACAACAGTATAAGTTAATACATTTTGAAGTTTAGTATTAATTGCCTGCAAAGTTGTATTTATTGATGTTAAAGATTCAGATATTTCATTAAAATTTGCTATGATTTTATCTTGAAAGCCATTAAACCATTCCGACTCAAATGGTGTAGAAGTATCTGGCAAATCATTAAACTCTTTTTTTACTATTTCTTCCATTTATCTTTACCTCCAATTCTTTTATCTTTAATTTTAATTTTTCAATAATAAGCTGTTGTTCTTTAATAGCTTGTAGACATAATGCAGTCATTGAATAATTGTCAACACCTATTTCTTTTCCATCATCATCAACAGAAGTAATTGTATGTGAATAATTATATTTATCACCAATAACAAATCCTAAATGCTTTTTATGATCATCATTTTCAGATTTTAGATTATATTGATAAATATCAGTTACCATTATTTCTTCAATTGCATTTGTGAACTTTTTAAAATTTTTCTTACTACTTTCTAAAGATGTTTGAGTAAGCACTGGAGTTGTTATACCGGAAGAAAATACACTTGTAAAGTCTTTTCCATCACTCATCATTACTGCTGGAAGTCCTCTGTGCATATATGCTAATAAATAAACATTTGAAGACATTTGAACATTCATTCCATTACCTAACAGTTTCATTGAGGAAATTTCTTCTGTTTGTCCTCCAGTAGATATTAAACTTTTCATAGTTAAACTTGGATTTTGAGAATCATCAATTAAATCAATTTTTCCACTGTTGATGATTATATCTTCGCAAGTTACCTGCCCTTCTTTAGTAACTTTGAATTTATTACTATCAATATCTATTTCATCAGATGTAAGATTAATTTTCTTTCCTTTTAAATTAATTTTATCTGCTTCTATTTGTATTAAAGAACCATCTTCAGCCTTTTCAGTACTCAAATTTATTTGAGCGATAATATTATCTTTATCCGTCTTCTTTAGCAATTTTAGATCTATGTTTTCATTATTTAATGCTATAGATGAATTCATTTCTATTCTAGTTGTAAATATATCAGTATAATCGTTCTTTTTTGCATATTTAAGAGTATAAGTTAAATCAGAAAATGATTTCAAGTATATTTTGTTATATCCTTCATTTAATTCAATTTTTAATAAAGGTAATTCTTCTCTAATCTCCTCATCTAATTCATATAAACTTAAATCATTATTTACACCAATTCTACGAATTATATATGTTCCTGTGTAATCAACTATAAATTCATCATAAACATCATTTAAAACATTAAGTCTTTTTAAATTTGTTTTAATTTCTCTCTTGTTCCCATTAATATCTTCAATTATTAAATTAGAATTCTTAAAAAAAGTATTGCTTCCTAAAAAAGTTTGATTTGATAAAAATAACAAGGATAAATTTCCTTTTATTGATAAATAAAGAACACTACCTTTAACAGCATCTGTAATTTCGATATAATTATTAGCAGTTAAAGTTCTAGTAACATCAACCAATTTGTTTACTGATAAAGCTAAATTATCATATCCTTCAATTAATGAAGTATCTATTTTTCCAGAAGTAATAAAGTTAGCATTAAAGCCACCATCAATAGTCCAAGCAGTTACAAATGTACCATTGATACCAGTATTGCTGAAACCGATACCACCATTATTCATTAAAATAACATTTTTTGCTTGTTCTTTTGGTAATTTGTCTACAATTAATATTTTATCGCCTTCATAAATTACAAAGGAATTTCCTAAAGTACCCCATATTTTATTTGTGGCATCTATAAGTTCTTTTTCTAAAAATGATTTTGTTTCGTTTGAATTATCTTTGGAAATTTCGTTGGCAATAGTATTCATATTTTTCAATAAGTCTTTTAATTTGTTTCTGAAATTACCAAATTCGATATTTTTGTATTTCTTACTAATTACATCCCACTTTACCGAAATGACATTTGTTGTCATTTTTATATTTAATTTAGGATGGTCAACATAGATTGTATCTCCAACATCAGTTATATTGTCCAAATTAGCAGACAAATTATAATTTACTTTTGGATACTTATTTTCTTCTAAATAACTTTGGGCTTTTAATCTTAAATCTGCAATCAATCTTTCTGTAAAATCTTCATCAGATTCATTTTCTTCTTGTTCTAGATTTTGATCTATTTTTACAATTTTTGAAAAAGGAATATCATACAATTTATCTTTAACTTCTAAATATTTTTCTGGAAGTAATAGACCATCTTTACCAACTGGCATAATTTTTGTGACAACATTATCCCATACTTCTTCTGCCTTTATACTAGTAATATTTTTTCTGTATTTTACAACCAATCCTCTGTCAACACCAATATTTTGTTTTATACTTATATTGAAATTATCTCTTACTAAATGACCTCCCCATCGATCAATCAATGTAGTAATTGCTTCACTTAATAATTTCCTAACACATCTATAAGAATTAGTGCTAGTAACATCTGAATTAGTTGTAAATGGTGTTTCAACATCACAATTTTTGTTAAGATAATCTAGTGCATAATTACAATCTTTATCGACTATATATTTGTCATCTATCATGTAATTATCAGTATCAAAATAAACATGATTAGCCTTAACCTTTACTCTTGAATTGGTTTTGTCTATTTTTACTATTCTAAATGACTGATTTCCCTCCGGAAAAGGTGTAGGACAATTGATTATCATACTTGCTTGATAATAATCAACTTTTTCAATAGAATCTTCTACTTCAATATAATAATCCCCATTGTCCTCCTTAAAAACAATTGCAGATAAAGGATGTAATATTTTTATTCCATTATGATTAAATAGTTTTTCACTAGAATCATATACCCTTATCATTATAACCACCTACTTTTAGGATCAATTACTATTCTTGTTAATGTTCCAGTCCAAGTAATTGTATTTTCGCCACTTTTTAAAAGTGGAAATTCGCCTAACATTTGTCTATTTTTTAATACACCATTTAAATAAGCATCTTCCTTTTCACTATCAATAACTACTTGTCCATCTGTATCAAAATTATATTTAAAAATTTCTACTGTATTTAAGTAAAAATGTAACTCACCACTACCATATAAAGTAATAATAGGTTTGGATACCTCCAAGCCTACATTTGTAACTTTTATTTCACTTTGATTAGTTACAGTTACATCTACTTTAGATTCATTTAATTTATATTTATATGGTTGAACTATAAAATTAACATCAGCCTTTCTAAATCTTATCAATCTATTAAAATCAATAGAATCAACTATTTTTGCTTTATAATACTTATCAGATTCATTACTAAATGTTACATTTCCTTCACCATTGAAATATTCAATTATTTTATCTATATCAAAATTTCTTGTTAAACCTATATTCAATTTTTTAGAATATGATTCATATCCTAAGTCTTCTAATAAAGAACCATCAACACCATCTATAACAGTTTCTTTTACTCTCATTTTAGGCTTAGTAATAGGTGGTAATTCACTAATTAATAGACCAGATATAGTATTGCTACTAATACCCTTAAAAGTTATACTATTACTCATGAATATACCACCTCTTCCACAGCATTTGTAACAAATGTCCCCATTTCTTTTTCATCCATTATAACTTTGACATCTTTTAAAGCAGTTTTAAAGGCAATTACCATATTATCAAATGAACCTGAATTTGCAACATTTTGATAACTATTGTTACCAATTTTTGAATTTATTGTTGTATCAAATTTTGTAGGAATTGCATCTGCCATCTCTTGTTGAACATCAGTCATTGTATCAGTAAACCCTTCTCCAATACCAAGTGCTAAGTTTGTTCCTATCTCATCTTTAAATAATTTAGATGGCGAATGAATACCAAACAGATTTTTAATAAATTTAGTAACATTCCCTACCCATCCTTTTATTTTATTTTTGATCCAGCCCAGGCTTCCAGATATACCTTCCCATATGCCTGCCACAAGATTTAAGCCTGCATTTTTTATTGTCTGATAGCCACTAGAAATCCCTTTAACTACAGTATGTATAATCTCAGGAACTCTACTATATAATGTTCCTAAAGATCCAATTATACCAACAATCAATTTACCTATCAATTGTCCTCCTGCCTCTACTATTTTAGGAAAATTTCTAATAAAAGCATCAAATAGTTTTTCAATTATTTCTGGTACTTTGTCAATTAATCTGGGTAGTGCCTCTATAAGTCCATCGGCAAGTCCTAAAATTAACTGGATACCTGCATCTATAATCAAATCTATATTGTCAATTAAAGTTTCTACTATTAAAACTACTGCATCCACAAGTGCAGGTATTAATGTAGGCAAACTTTCTCCTATTCCTTGAACTAATGCTAATATTATTTGAACACCAGAATTAATAATAATCGGTAAACTTTCGATTATATATTGTAAAATATTTCCAACTAAATCACTTATTACAGGCATTAATGCAGGAATATTTTCTGTAATTCCATAAACCAACGACATTATTATTTCTGATGCAGCATCTAATAAATATGGCAAATGCTCCATTAATTTATCTACAATATTTGGAATAACATCAGCAAAACTTGATACTATATTTTGAATTACTGGTAAAACATTCCCAAATACACCCAAATTAGTCTCTGTTCCATCACCAAATATCGTGGTCATAAGATTTTCAATTAGCGAACCCATATTTTTACCACCATTTGCAAGATCTGTTAAGAGATTTTGCCAAGCACTTTTCATCGAGTTTATTGATCCTTCTATAGTAGTTCCTGCTTCTTTTGCAGTTGTTCCTGTTATTCCCATTTCCTCTTGCATTACATGTATTGCTTGTGTTATGTCAGCAAAACTTGAAATATCATATTTTATACCACTTATTTTTTCAGCATCTGCTAACAACCTTTCCATTTCTGATTTTGTTCCACCATAACCTAATTTCAAGTTATCTAACATTGTATAGTTTTGTTTTGCGAACCCTTGATAAGCATTTTGTATCATAGACATATCTGTCCCCATTTTATTGGCATTATCAGACATATCAGTAATTGCCATATCTGCAACCTCCGCACTTTTGGCAGTATCATTATTTAAACTCTGTAATAAACTCGCCGAAAAAGATGTTACCGTCTCCATGTAATCATTTGCGGATAAACCAGCATTTTTATATGCATTATTGGCATAGTCCTCAACAATATTTGCACTATCTTTAAATAGTGTCTCTACACCACCTACTAACTGTTCATAATTAGCATAACTATCTAATGCTTGTTTACCAACATCTAAAAAAGCTTTTCCAATTTCTAATGTTGCACTACCAATTTTTTTTAGTCCTCCAACAATTACATCACCCAAAACATTTGCTTTAAGTACATCGCTAAATTTTAATGCTCCATCTCCCGCATCTTCAAAACCTTTTTTCATTTCTTTGAGTTCTTTATTGCCTTTATCGGTGGCATCTTCCATTTGCTTTAATTGATTTTCTGCATTATTTAGTTGTGTTTTAAATAGTCTAACTGTTTCATTATTGCTACCATATTCTTTTTCCATTTTGCTAAGAGCTTCTTTTAACTCTTTGACTTTATCTTTTTGTGATTGTAATGTATTCTTCATAGAATCATAAGAAGTTTTGGCTTGCTTTATATTTTTGTCTCCATTTGAAAATTCAGTGTTTGTTAGTTTTAACTCACTTGAGACTAATTTTAAATTGCTAGTAATATCTCTTAAAGCCTTTTTGTATTCATCTTCACCATTAAGTTTGACTGTTCCTCCAAAAGAACTTCCTTTTGCCATTTGTTTTTACCTCCCTTCTAATCAGGTAAAAATTCACCATCATGACTGTTTATTTCTTCCAATTCACGATAAGTTGTTTTACTTAATTTAAAATCGTAATGATTTTTATATTGTTTGTATAATTTAAAAAATTTACAAAATGTCATTCTACCTATTTCTTTATCAGAGTAAAGTAGTAAGGTATGACCTACAAAATAAAACCACGAGAAATCTATCTCATCATCATAGTTTTCGTGGATTACATGTTTTTTTGAGTTTCACCAGTATTAGTTGAATTCTTAGCAGTTTCCATAACTTTTTTTAGTATTTCATCAAAACCAATTTCTGAAATTATTCTTCCTACTTGTTTTGAATTCAATAAAGGATTATTGTTTCCTTCTATTTCATTTTCAATTTCAATTCCTTCATTAATCATGATCATAAGACCATTTTTCAAATCTTTTATATTTGGCTCTGATTTGTTGCTAGACACTTTTTCTCCCCAGGCAGATATAGAACCATATTGATCTTGTATTTCTTCCATAACATTCAAATTAAAACACAATGGATAAGTTCTATTTTCAGTTACGAAGTGAACCATTTTATCTTTCATTTTATATTCCTCCTAAAAAAATAAAGGCAGAAAATTGATATTAATCTTCTGCCTTATTTTGATTTTCTTTTTTGCTATTATCGATTACTTTAACATAATCTTTTATTTCTTTATATCTATCCTTAGATACAGTTAATTCTTTATCAACTTTATACAATTCTTTAGTATCTTTATCTTTAAACATACTAATTACTTTTACATTAATCATTTTTCCCTCCTATGCTGATGGTGATAATAAACCATCTAAATAAGTAGTTGCAGCAGAAAGTGTATCAAATGTTTGATGTTTTTCCCAGTCTCCTTCTTTTAAACCATTAAAGGCTTTCTCAAGTCTCATTACTTTTCCCTCAAGTGAAGAAGTATTAAATTCAATACTTTGACCTTTTGTTTTATTATCACTAGTTATTTTTGTAAATCTTACTCTAGGAAAAAATTCAACTTTATATTTCTTTGAGCCATTATACATTTTAGGAACTATGTGACCATAACTTAATTCTGGTGCAATATCATTTTCATTTGATGTTACTTCACCTTCAGTAGTTATAGTTTGACCAAATATTGTTGCAACGAATTTATCTTCATCATCTGCTATAGTAATGTTTAATGCTCCATCAATAAATGAATCATCATGTTCTGCTAAACCATCATTTGCATATAATTCTGCATTCGCATAATTTGGACTAAATTTTTCGTCTATCACTTTTTCAAATACAGGTACACTATTACCAGTTAATGCTTTAAGTTTACCTGCTTCTTCATCATGTAAATTATATTTTGCTATCTTAAAACCGACTCTAGCCATTTTCTATCATCCTCTCTTTCTCAAATGAACAGGTTTTATGATATAGTCCAGTATCGTCATCTAACATCTCTGAACTATCACCACTCCAAACCCAGTCGTTTTCTTTCATCATTTGTTTTACTTTTTTTAGAATATTTAAATAATTTTTATCACTATATATATCTATATCTAAAGGACATACACTACATAAATCATCATCATTAGCACAAAGTTCAGGAGTTTCATCTAGTAATTTCCAAGTTATAAAAGTTTTTTTGCTTCCTTTATACTTTAAGTGTTCTACAGGTATTTTTACTTTATCAACAATTATTTCATTACCTAAAATTGATTTTACTTCTTCATTCATTAGTTATCACCTATATATTTCTCTTGAACTTTTGTCATTGCCATTTCAATTTCTTTCTTTTTAAAAGACTTTCTCAAGAAGGGTTTTTTTTCTTCAGTTGGAGTTCCATATTCACGAGCCATCGCCTTTAATGGAATAGGTTTTCCTTTTGGATACTTTTTTGTTTTTATACCATCATATCCATAAAAGCCAACATGTGTATTTATTCCACCATCTTTTGGTGTCTTATATACGCGTGTTATTTTCAAACCTTTTTCTAAAGATTTTGTTGTCTTAAAAGATTTTTTCATATTGCTAACAATATTCTTATAAGCAACATTAGCACCTTCTTGTGTCATTTCACCAATCATTTTTTCCGCATTCTCCTCTAAACCTTTAAATTGTTTAATAAGATTATTCGGTAATTCTTCAACAAATCTTGCCATTACTTGTTTACAACCTTTGCCTGAATTTCTAATTCGATATTTTCTTCATCTACATTATTCAAATACTCTATTGAATACTTTTTATTGTTGTATATGATATTCATATCTCTTGTTATTTCAACTTTTGGATATCTAATCGTAAAATTGGTATAGGCTTTCTCAAAATCAGTATTATTTGAAATAAGTTTATAACCTTTTGTAGTTTTAACCTTAGCGAAAGGCTCCAAAACAATTACTTCTTCGGGTATTTTGAATCCTGCATTGTCTTCTGAATCTTTTATACTAATGATTTTGATTTTTTTATTATATTCTCCTGGATTTTTAACAATTGAACTCATAAAAGATTTCTCCTATGCATATTTAGAATTGTTTCTACAACTCTATTTATATTCTTACCATCAACATACATAGTTCTATTATCATACATATCTTGGCAAAGAATATATACAACGATAATAAAATCTGCATAATCATCCAATGATTCACTATCTTTTTCTTTAGTTTCTATAGGTATTCCTGTATAATTAGATATAAAGTCTTTAGCGATATTTAAATATATATTTAACTCTTCTTGTAATAACTTATCATCAGTTACATCAACTCTGATATAGTTTGCAATATCTTGATAAGTTATATCACTAACTTTTTTCATATTTTTCCCTCCTTTATGAGGTTATTTTTTATTTTTCTTATTATCAGTTGATGTATCATCTATTTTTTCATCTTCTGATAACTTTTTTTCTGCTTCTTCATCTGATACTAGTGTATCATCTGTTTTTTCACTTTCTTTGTTAATAGTAGATAATTCCTCTATTTGCTCTTTTAGCATTTTATTTTCTTCAGTTAACTCATTTATAAGTGAATTAGCAGATTCCAACTCATCTTTTAATATTTTTTCATCAGTTGGTGTATATTTTTTTATTAGTTTAGCCTTCATTAAGTCTTTGACTAGGGCATCATTAGGAATATCCCTAATTTCGCCCTTTGCCATAGAAATAATTCCGCTAAAACTTTCAATAGCTTCATATTTCATTATTAAGACCTCCTAAATTAAGCTGCTGGTGCTGTAACGACAGCAATTTTTTGCTTATCTTCTACTTTAGCATCTATTTCACCCCAAGCAACTATACCAATTGCATGTTGTGCTGCAAATAACTGATCTAGGATTTGAATTTCTGTTTTTTCACTTTCTTTTACTGCTAGTCCACTAAAATCACCATAGAAAATAACATTAGCAGATGCTGTACCTAATTTAGAAACATTATCAGAAACATAAACATCTTTTCCTAAAAGAGTATATCCATATTTAGATGAAAGATCTCTATTTAGTAAATAGTTATTATTACTATCTTTTAATTTTTTAATAGCAGTTCTTGTTGCTCTATTCATAACCCAAATAGAATCTGTTTGATAAGAATCAATTACTAAATCTTGAGTTTCAATTAACTCATCAGCAGTAATAGCAGATTTGCTTGCTAAAACCTTTTTCATGTTAGTAGAGTCGTAAGATCCTACAACACCGCTTACTTTAGATGTAGTTCCATTTAATAACTCACCTTCAATAAACTTAGCAATTTTCTTTGCCATTTTATTAATTACCCAATTTGTTAATTTGAAGTTACTATTTTTTAATAATGATCTACTGATCTTTGTTAATGCACCATATAAGAATCCTGTTAACTCAATAGTACCAAACTTATTACTATGTGATGTTAAATCAGTAAACTCTGTAGCATAACCAACAGTAACACTATCAGTAGAAGTATCTTCTGTAGGTATATTTACTGTTCCTGGAATATCATAATGAGTAGCAAGTCTATAAACAGGTGAAATTTCTTCTACTTTTTCAATTATTTTATCAACAATTGTTTTAGGAATAACTGCTCCATTATCACCTTTAGTTAAATTAGTAGCATCTGCTCTATTTGTTTTTAGAGTTTGACTTCTAATATACTCTGCAAAAGCATTATAATCATTTCTTTCTTCTACTGAAGTATACATTCTTTTTTCAGCAGCAGTTAGTTCAGATTCATCCTCTGTCTTTTCTGACTTTTCTTCCATCTTTTCAATTTTATTTTCCCTTTCTAGAGTTGCATCTATTGAATTAATTTCTTTTTCAATTTCATCAAATCTTGCAACTTCTTCTTCTGACATTACGCGATTTTCTTTTTTTGAATTATTTAAAATATCTGTCATTTCTTGTCTTAAATCATTTCTTTTTTCTTCTAAACCTTTTTTATTCATGTTTTATCTCCTCCTTCTTTTTTTTCTTAACACAAATGTTTAGATTTTTTTTAATCTTCTTAATCTATCTTCATAAGAAGAATAATCAAAGGCTCTATTGCCTTCTTCTTCTACGGCTGAATTTTCAGGTATTGTCTTTTTTTCATCAGCACCTTCTTTTAATTTCTCAAGAATGATATCTGCAATCATTTCTGCAACCAATTTTATTTTCTTTTCTTCCTTTTCAATGTTGATTAATTCATGTTCTTTGGTAATTTCATCCCAGTTGTTATCTTCTTTTTTATCAACAGCCTTATGTTTTTTTCTTGCTTCTTCTTCGATTTCCGCAATAGTAGATGCTCTATATTCAACGACCTTTTCATTTTCACTTCTTGCTTCTATGCTTGTACCATAATAAGCAGGCGACTTTGTATCATCTAATATAGATACTTCTAACAAATCTAAACTAGTAACTGTTCTTGTTTCACTATTACCATCTTTACCTAACTCATCAGAATTAGCATAAAAGCCAAAACTCCAACCAACTAATTTATTGTTTTTAGCCTTTTCTATTACATCTTTATCGGTAATAGTTACTTCTGCTCTAAGACCTATGTTATCTTCTTCGAGAATTGCAGTTCCATCTTTTGTTGTAGCCAATTCTCTATTTTCATCATGATTTAAAAGTACTTTTACATCATCGTTTCTCTGCAATGCACTTTTAAATACTCCGGATCTAATTCTTTCAATGAAAGTTCTTACTTTTCCATGTAAAGATTCCCTAATAGGCTTTGAGTATCTTTCAACCGCATTAACATATCCATTAATGACAACAGAATCTTCTCTAATTTCTATGTGCATTTATATCACCTCCTTCACCATTTATATTTGAATTAACATTTTTATCAGTATCAGGTGAATTATCAATATTTATATTTTTATCAACAGTTCCAGACTCGCCCATTTTAATTAACTTGTTCGTATTAGGAACATAAATCTCACCAGTTTCTGGATTTAATAAAACATCTCCAAGTCCTAAATTAACCATATCTAATCCTGGTAAAGCATCATCATCTTCCATATAACGAATCTCATTTCTTGTTTTAAATCCTGTTTCTATAGCGATTTTATAAGCCTCAAATCTTTCTTTCATTAATCCTTTTAACAATTCATTGAAATCAGGAGCAAAATAAAAAGATTCTTTCTCTTTTTCGAGTAAAAAATCTCTATTTAAGGCAGTGGTAAATGCAGTAGCAATAGGCATTATAGCACTCTTTATAAAATTGTTATAATCACTAGATATGTGAAATATATCTTTTATTTCGCTGATAAAAGTTATATTTTTTTCATTTAATTCATTTTCTTTAGAAGTATTACTTGCTTCATCAAACTCTAATCCATCATTTAATACAACTGTATTAGCATTTCCTAAATAATAATCTTCCCAAGCCTTTTTTAATGCTTTTAATGCTTTCTCATCGAGATGTTTTGGAGATTTTAGAAAACCTTTACGAGAGCCACCAGTAAGAATCAAATCATATTCATACAATAATCTTTGACGAGCAGTTTTTATTGCTGTAGATATTTCATTAACCAAACCTCTTCCACTAGCACCATCTTTGGTATTTCTCAAAAGTTTGATAAAGTTATAATCATCATATTCCTCGCCTTTTATTAATATCTTGTAAGACTTATATATTGGATCATAATTTTTATTAATTGTAACTTCTTTATTTTCTACATAAAACAAACCAGAAAATTGATTTTTTATTTTTTTTATGTATGCATATCCACCCTTACCTAATAAGTAATCTTCACACATTGCTCTTTTCATTTGAAATCCATCAAGTTTATCTTTTGTATCATCGTTGATAATACGAACTCTAGGATCATCATAAACTTCTTCTGCTTTGAGTTTGTCTTTATTTTTAACAGTCTTATATAATTTAAAAGGAATCATTGCAAATGTGTCACAAATCAAATTAACTGAACTACTTATTACTGGAATAGACAGTGCAACATCTCTATCAACTACAGTATCTTTTAAAATAGCATTCAATAGTGGGTCTTCTAAAGATTCAGCAGTAGCTTCTGTTTCATCTCTTTTATTTTTTGAAAATAAATTAAAAATCTTCATTTACTATCACCTCCTTCCTAGAAAGTTTGCACTATGAATCCATCTTCAAAGATAACATCTTGCTCAAGTAGATAACAAGCATTGATTAATGAGACTACCATATCTACTTTTCCTCTAGATTTTTTCTTTGTTACATATCGATTCATATTTGTATCAAAAGTACATCTTGCATTTTGAAAATTAATTTCAAGCAACTTATTATCTTCATATTGAAACTCTCCATTAGATATTTTTTCAAATAGTAACTTTGTTGGAGAATGCAAAGTATCGGAATGTTGTCGAATCTGTACACAATTTATTCCATCATATTTACCGCCATCTCCACTTTCCCATTTTTGTGCAGAAGACATTGCATTATATCTATCATAGCCAAGAGCCTTTATCTTAACATTATATCTTTGTTCTATATGAAAAACAAAATCTTCTATAACAGCATAATCAACAGTCTTATTTCCACATGCAATACATTTTAATGATTCTATAAAACTTCTATAATTTATTTTTTCAAATTGTGTTTTCTCATCAATTCTTCCTTCTGGAATAAATGCAATTGCATCAGCTAGTATTTTTCCATCATCTTCAGCAACCATTCCAACAGAACAATTATCGTTTGACATTGAAAGGTCAACGCCTAAATAAACTTCTCTACCAGACCAATCTATATGAGATACTTTGCATTGTAAGACATCATTGATATCAACATAAGATTCAGTTCCCTGACCTTGATAAATAATATTACAATGTTTAGTAAGAAAATTTTCTCTTGAATTTTCTATTGCTATTGCTCTAGCCCTTTTTTTCAATAGATCTTGCCATATTTCTGGAATCTCCAATGCTACAGGGTTTGCTTGCTTAAGAATAATATCATCATCAGTCCAATTTTTTGGATTATCAGGTTCATATAACAATGCAAATATAGTTTCATCTTTTTCAAGTTTATCTAAAACTCTTTTTGAATAAGAAACCTCATCTTCAAGCGGATTATCAGCGGTCGGATATTTAGTTGAAATAATACAACCTAATTTATTTAATATGTTTAATTGTCCAGATCTCATTGCTTCGATTGCATAAGAATTTGGTAATGCTCCAACCTCATCTGCCAAAAAAACATTTGGAAGTTTACCATCCATACGAGAATTTGAATAATTTAAAGGAAAATATTTACTTCCCTTTAAAAGAAATTCTATCGAATCTCTTAAAATCTTAAATCTCGGAGTATCTTTATGAAGATAGAGCATAGGACTTGATTTTAATGTTTCTTCGATTGCATTTTTAACTTCTCTAGATAAAGCACCATCTGGAGCAACAGAATAAAACTTACTAAACTTTGGTTCCATTAAAAAAAGCAAGATAAACAGTGTCGCTATAGTATAGGTCTTAAAGTTTTTTCTTGCTATTTCTAAAATTGCTGTCTCATACTTTCTTTTTTCTGGGTTATCTCTTCTAACCACCGCCAGAATAGAAATATAAAAAAGCCATTGATAATTACAAGTACACTCATATAATGGTGTACCCGCTTTTAATCCTTTTGGCATTATTAACAATTTTAATATATTTTCTATTTGTTTTACTTTCTCTTCATTAAGATAATATTTCTTATCTTTACCATTTGCAATTTTAATAAACTCTTTACATTGCTTTTTAACATATTTAGGTACATACTTCGAACGAAGACACCATTTAGCATATTTGTATGCTTTATTGTCCATTATCTAATTCCTAATGCCTTTAACAACTCGTCCTCATTCTCTTCTTCACCCTCATCAGTTCTCAATGATTTAATAATTTTAATTAGAATTGCAACTGTCTGATTAGCAGCAGTCGAAGTTTTATTAAATTCACTGATTGCTGGATTCGTATATAAGTTCTTTCTTCCTTTAACATATTCTTTTGTTACCAATGCTCCACTCTCATTTATCTTTTCTTTTAAATCACTAAGAATCTTAAGTTGAACTTGATATCTTTTGAATGTAGTTAAGAATAAAAAGTTTTGCTCTACTCCATGTTGTTCAGCAATCTTCAATATCTCACTTGCTTGCTCATCCAAACTCATTTCCAACACTCCTTTCCAAAAAAACATACGAGAAATTATATTTTGTGTGAACAGAGTGGATAGGTGGGGTCTTTTACCTTTAAAAAGAAATTACTCTTCAATGGTAGGGGGGATACCTAAGACTATATCGCTTAATATCTCTCTAGGTATAGCTCCTGAATCAGCCATCTTATGATGATAGTTACATAGAGTGATAAGATTATCATTGTCTAATCGTTTGTTATAATCTTCGTTAATTGGTACGATGTGATGTACCTCTAACTTATTATAGTTATAAACATTAATCGTATTGTATAACTTGTTTATACAAACCTGACATAAGTATTTATCTCTTTCTCTTATCTCAATACTCTTATTTGTCCATCGTGTACTTCTTCTGAATCTATCCGCTGCATCACTATTATCTTTATTTTTATACTTTCTATAAGGACATATATGATCTTGTGGCACTATACCACAGTGACTACAAGTCTTTAACATGATCACCATCTCCCTAACAATTAAAAAAGACAATAGTTATTTTCTACTGTCCCTTTGGAATACTTCCATGATACCATTGTAACACAAGTTTTGTAAGATTTTGTAAGATTTTGTAAGAACTTTACTTTTTTTTATTTTTTTTAATAAGTTCCTGTTCAAGTTTTGCTATATCACTCTTAATTTGTTTTAATAAATCGTAAGTATATTCTCTTGCAAATGCTATATCTTTTGATATTTCTTTAACTTTAATATGTTGTATAAAGTATTTATAATAAATAATATCTTTAGTCTCTTTACTATCTTTTAATTCTTTTTCTGCATCTAGCATTTGTCTATTATATACTCCTAATAATTCTTTTGCTAATTCTTCTTTTGAATCTAACTCTATTTTTCTAGTTGTTAATTCCATCATCTTATCATTACTTGACTTATTACTATTAACAACCTCCCTCATTTGAGAAGTTGTAGATAACATTGAACTTATGATATCTGCTATTTCATTTTGGATATTCTGTAATTTTATTTTGGCTTGTTTGTAATTATAATATGTAACAAAATATTTCTTATAATTCATCTTAAGCCTCCATCTTCCTATTTATTTTTGCTGCCAATCCAAGCTAATATTAATATTGTAGTACATATAATTAATGTAATTAAGACTCCATTACTCATCTAATATCTAATCCTTTCTAATTTATTTTTCTTTTCTTTCATTGAGGTTTTAGTATATATTGCTGTTGTATTTATATCTTTATGACCTAAAATATCCGCTAATTCATCTAAATCAATTCCATTTTCTTTACATTGTTTAGCAAAGAGATGTCTCCAAGCATGTGGATGGATTTTTTTAGGATTGATTTTTGCACTTCTTGCTATTTTTTTTAGTCTCCTCCAAATAGTAGAATTATTTAACATTTGATTTTCATTTACAGGACTAATAAAGATATAGCCACTCTTTATTTTATGATCCTTACAGTAGTGCTTAAGATCCCTCTTTAATTCGTTAGTCATTATAAGGACTCTTTCTTTGCCTTTGTTATAAGCCCCTTTTATATAATTACTATCTAGATTTTCAACAGTAAAATATTTTAGTTCTTCTATTCTGGCACCTACATGAGCAAATATTTGAATAATATAATACATATCCATCATATTCATTTTTTTAGCCCATCTAAGCATTCTTTTATGTTCTTGTATTTCAATCTGTTCTTCCAAGACTGATTTTGACTGCTCTTTAAATTGTTTTATCCTATAATCTTTATCTTTATTTTCAGAATCACCATAACCAAGAAACTTTAAAAAATTATTAATGACAACTATATATTGATTTCTGCTTTTTATTGAATATTTTTCAATTAGACTATGTTTCCAATCAATCATTAGACTCTTACTTAAAGTAAAATCATTATCTACAAAATCAATGAATTTATCAATTGCATTTTCATAGCTTACTAGAGTTTTTTGAGCCAATTCTTCTAATTTTAACATTTCTATAAACTCTTTTTTCTTTTCTTTTAGATTTTCTTTAGTCATAATATCAACTAATATATACCTCCCTTCTCTCTATTTATTTAATGCAAGATATGTATATTATTATATTGCACTATATTTATATCTATTTTTCTTTTATTTTATAAGGCTTTAAGTCTTATTTTTTATGCAAAATAGTTTTTATGATTTTTGGTAGTAATTTTTCTTTATAAAACACATAATGACAATCTGATCCTCTAGTTATAAATTTTACTTTTATATCCTTTCTAAGCAAAAGGAGTGCTAGTTCACTTAGATATTCAATGCATTCTACTTTCATTTCTTTCACCCACTTTCTTAAAATATTCAATAGTTTATATGTTATTTTTCCTATTTTTATATAAAAATTTTATATTTATTAAAAAATATCAAATGTTTACTTCGATATTTTCAAATTGCTCTTTTGTTACTATTGATTTAATATTTTTTTCATAAATTGTAGGGCTTTGAAAATAATTACTTCCTACTGCAACATTTACAAATGTTTTCAAAACATCTTCAACATAATAACCATTAACATAATCTCCTACTTCTATTAAATCAATTATGTTATGACTGGCTTTAATTATATCTTCTATATTTGCAAAAGTTCTATTGCTTAAAGGAATACATAATAATTTTCCCATATTGGTTGTATCATAATATCTGTATTGAGATACATAACCATCTTTAGTTCTAACATACATTCCAACTTCTAATTTCATTTATTCCACCTCTTTTAATATGGATATAACACCATCTAATTCAGCAATACAGCATTCCCATTCGTCATCTGACTGTAAACTTTTACACACATTAATTCTTGATTCACAATGGTTATATATTTCATCAAGTATATTTTTTTGTTTTTTATTTTCTTTTTTTAAATGTTCAATGCTTTCTTTTAATTGTTGATTTTCTTTTAATAAATCATTGTAATCAGGAATTTTATTTAATCTGTCAACGGCATTTATCAAGTCGTCAACATTAATACTATTCATAGTACTTATAGGATTATTTTTTTCTACTTTGGGAAGTTTCATAATCTCTTTTAATAATTCTTCTTTACTCATTGCTATCACTTTCTTGTTCTAGTCCTTGCATATAATCTTCTAGTGGACTTGAGTCTAAAATTTTCATTCCAACATCAGCATAAATTATATTTTTTCTTATATATTCTTTTAACTTAATCCAATTATCTTTTAATTTCTCGTTTTCTTGCTGTAATTTTTCATAATCTTCTATTATAGTTTGTAATTCTTTTTGAAACTTATCATCAAGTAATATATTCATATGTCTTAAAGAACCTTGTCTTAGTAATGATTTAAAATGCTTTATTTCCTCTTTCATTTATTCCACCTCTTTTAATATATCTAATAACTTATCTTTATCAGCAATTTCCCACCAATAACCGCCACAACCATTATCATCTAAAAATACATTTTCATTTTGGCGCATTGATTATAGCCATAAATTAACCAATCGTAAGTTTCTTTATCTTCTCCAGTTAGTTTAGCCCCCAACTCATCAACTCTTTTTAAATAGTCTTCAATTTCTTTTTTATTCATCCTTCCACTCCTTTATCATTAAAATGAAATTTATTATAGCAATTAAACCAACTAACCCCCAGAATATTAATGGTATATATAATATAATCATTTAATCCTCCTTATTCCAACTTTGTTATCTAATTTCAAATTCTAGATTTTTTAATGCTGGGCTAGCAAAACATGTCATTCCAAATATTCTATTCACTTGTAAATATTCACCATTTAAATTTATCGCTTCATATTGACTCATTAAATCATGTTGTTCTCTCAACAAAATTGCTAATTCAAGTGATATAATTATAAATGTTGGTTTCTTTCTATATAAACTTCTAAAACTTTCTATCATATCATTTATTTGTCCAATTGTTTTATTAACTTCATCTACTGTATATAATCTTATATTTTTTTTCATTATCTAATTCTTCCTTTCACCTTTACTTTTTCTTTTTCCTCTTCAAAAATATCTAATATCCAATTTAAGGTATTTAATATTTATTCTTTTTCTTTACAATTAGGTAAACTATATAAGTAATACATTTTTAATTTAATTTTTTCCTCAAAGGATAGTCCTTCATAATTAATATCTATGTTTTTCATGACTGATCTCCTCCTAACCTATCTAAAATATTTTTTTTGGTCGTTTTGCTTAAATAGCCACCATTATATAAACATTTTATAAACTGTTTAGTGTCTTCAATTAATACTTGTTGTTCTTCTATTATCTTTAATATTTTTATATAATCTTTTAAAAGTACATATTCAATATTTTTATTAATTATAATTGGATGTCCATATATTGTCTTCATTTACTTTTCGCTTCCTTTAAAATATCTTCAATAGAAGAAATCACTTCAAACAATGCAGTTCTACTTGCTCCATTATAATAAGAGTGTGTGCCTATTTCAGAAAGTTGTATCATATTTTCAAACAATTTTTGTAATTTTTGATTTTTTTCTTTTAAATCTGATATACATTCGAGTAAACTATTCCAATCTATTACATCTAATTCTAAATTAACAAGCATTTCATAGTTGTACCCATCATCAAGATGTTTTTTTATTTCTTTTTTAACCTTTTTAATTACTGTTTCATAATTCATTACTTATCACTCTCCTAAACCTAACTCCTTTAGTGTATATTTTTTATATAATTCCATACCTTTATACATAGTACCTTTTTTAAAATAAGGTAGGCTTATTGCCTCATCATTCAAGCCAATGCAAATATAATCATCAAACATTTTTCTTTTTGCTATAAATTCAATTCTATCTTTAAATGGTCTAATAACTGCTGATAAGTACTCTTTCTCTTTCTCATCTAATATTCCTTTTTCTACTATATAACCATTTTCTACTTCTATTGTTCCTGTGTAATTATTTGGCAGTTTTTTAAAGAATGTTTTATTTTCTTTTACTAATTCAATACCTTTTTCATCTATTATATAAACTTGTTTTGTTTTAATATCTTGTATTAGGTATATGTCAAGGCCGTCTTCATGCGGTGCCTTTACTTTTATTATATATTCATTATTTTTATTAGGTAATTCTTCTTCCTTCCATTTTTTCTTATATTGCATAGCACACTTATTTATCCATGTGTCATATGTTGGAAATGTATATTCATTCTTTATTACTTTAACTTTATCTCCTACTTTAAATTCCATTATTTATCACTCTCCTAAATTATCTATAAACATTTTTAATTCTTCTAAATTACTATATCTGTAACCTCTATCATCAATGTAAAGAATTCCTACTGCTTTTTCGTTTGTTACTCCAACAATTCCTTTTTTATTCCAATACATATTTTTATCTAAGTCTTTATTAAATATTTCAAATTCAACACCTAAGTCTAACTTTTTCATATGTTCTACTATTTGTTTAGCTGGTCTATTACTTGATATAACAACATAATAATCTTTCATAAGTATTTTTATATAGTCAATAATATTTGTGTCAATTTCACCATAAATAGATCCATCTTTCCAACCATTATAACCAGTATGTATAACACCATCAAAATCAAATACTATTGTTTTCATCTTCGTTTCCTCCCTTGCTACCGACATTCGTATCAGTGCCTATTATTTCTTTATATTTGTTTAATACATCTTTAACTCTAATTACAGAAAATATATCATTATCATTACTTACACCTCTTCATCTTCGTGTAAAAAATCTTTATAATTTTTAACTAAATCTATAAAATCATCTATTGTATCATTATCATCAAATTCTTCTATATCTGGTTGTTCCTTTAACTTTGCGGTTATTTTTATTAATTCATCTAATTCTTTTATTTTCATTTTGGTTTCTCTTTTCTTTTAATTTTATTATTTGAAACATAATATAACATTTCTTAAATGGAGGTGAATATTTTAACTTTTTATTTAACATAATTATTCTATTTTCTATCTTAAATATTTCCATTGTTTTTATTAATTCATCTTCCATCTCTAATTCCTCTTTATAATTTTTTTAATTTCTTCTGGAGTGTAATACTTATTGTTATACTTTATTCCTATTTGCTTTTCTCTTTTATACAAGTCTGCTATTAAAAATTTTCTATATTCTTTTGCAATAAGTTTGTTTTTACTCTTATTAAATGATGATGCTATTTCAATATCATGTTTTATTTTTCTTCTCTCTTCTCTTATTTTTTTCATTTCCTTAATTACTCTATAACATTCAAATGTTGTTAATTTTTCGTTTTCAATTAGATGTAATAAATCTTGTTCTTTTAGATCTTCTTGACTAATTTTTTCTGATAAAGAATCACAATAATCATCTATTTCATCTAACTTGCCGATTATAGACTTTATTTCTTCAATTAAAAACATATTTTAATTAAAGATAATAGACATTAACATTAGAATTGCAATTAGAATAAAGAGGAAAATTACAGATATCAGAGAGCCAATTTTTGGCTCATCTGCTATCAACTTATTTAATTTTTTCAGTACTTCATTTATCATTTTTATCTGTTTTCTCTTTATTAAATGGACTAGAGAAAAGTGAAGTTGTTTTTGTAAATATTTCTGCACACCAAGAACCAAAGTTTTTTGCAACTTGAAATAACATTTCACAGGCTGCTTTACTAATTAAATCATTACTTGGAGACCATTGAAAGCCAAAAGTTTTATAAAAACATTCATCACTATTTTTCAATTTAAATATAGTCAATTCCAATTTTGGTATTTTAATAATTCCTAAAATATCATATTGAACAAATAAATATTCATCATCTTCTGACTTTATGATACCTATAAGAGGAACAAAATCTTCATCTGATTTTTTCTCTCTTAATTCTTTTTTTAATCTTGCTATTTCAAATTGATAATCTTCACACATTTTGATCAAGTTACTTACAGTGGATTTAGAATCATTTTCTGTCAATAATAAATTGTTTTTGATAAGTTGTTGTATAACAGTTCTTTCAGTTTCAGACAACCTTTTATTTGTAATTAGATCAAAAGTACAATGATACAGATTTCCTTTTGAAGTAAAATGACTTTTTTTAGGTACATTGATATTTAAACTTTTTATATCATGCGATTCTTTCATTTCTTACCTCCTTAGGCTTTCTATAAGTTAATCCTTTTCCTTGTTTATTTCTTGAAACAAATACAACTTTGCATAATTTATTTTTTGCTCTATAATATTTTTGTTTCTCTTTATAAGTTAATTTTTCTAATTCTTCATCAGATATAGAAACAATTTTTAATAATTCTTCTAATCTATCTTTTTTATTTTTATCTAACATAAGATACCTACTTTCTTTTTTTAACATTTCGATAAGCTTCTGATTTTATTATTTGATTAAGTTCTTTTACTTTTTTTCTTAAGTTTCTATTTTCTTTTTTTAGTCTTTCGATTTCTTGAGGCTCACCAAGTTTATTCATAAATGTTTTATATAGTTCATCCTGAATAGTACTTTTTAATGATTCATTTTGACTTTTTAAACCATTATTTTGTATTTTTAGTTTTAATACAAATGGTACTGCTAAAGCAACCTTTTCCAATTTATTCATACTATTCTTCTTCTTTATTGTTAAAATCAGAAAATATAACTTCTTCAAACATTTTTCTTGTTTCAGTATTAATTGGATGACAAACATCTTTAAATTCTCCAGTAGATTGTTTTCTACTAGGAAATGCTATAAACATTCCTTTATCACCATCAATTATTCTAATATCTTCAATAGCAAAACAGTTTTCAACAACTACACTTGCTAAGCCAATTAGTTTTGATCCTTCCTTTTCTTCTAATTTTTGAGTTTTAACACTAGTAATTTTAAACATTTTCTTTTCCTCCTTCATCATTTTTTTTATTTTTTCTAGGTGATTTCCTAGTTATTTCATATTCTTTAAGTTCTTTCATTGTTGGTCTATTTTTTAAACTTTTCATTTCTATATTTAAGTTTTGAATTATAGTTGCCGCTTGTTTTAGATCTCTATCTTTAAAAGCAAGCATATCTTTAAATATATTTATTGTTTGAAATGAAGCATTTCTTTGTTTTGTTAAACCTCCTACTCTTCCAATCAATTTTTGATATTTTTGATTTAACATATTTAATTTATTTTCTAAACAAATATTTTCTTGTACTTTAGATTCAATAAGTTCATTTTTACGATGAATTTCTTTAGTCAACCGATAATTATCTAAATTTTTCAAACCTAACTCTGCATTTGTTTTTTCCAGTTCCTTATTCAAATTATTAATTTCATCTTTAAGACTAGCATTAGCAGAAACTTCTTCTTGATATTCTTTTTTTATTTTAAATAGATTTAACATTTTTCACCTCCCTCTTTATCTATCTTTTCATCTTCTTTTAATATTCCTCTTTCAATTAAGGACTTTCTCATTTCATAGATTTTTTTCTTCTTTTCAAAAAGTTGTTTTTTTAACTTTTCTTTTGCTGCAAGATCCGCTTTTATTGAAACACTTAATTCAACAATTTTTCTCTCAAGTCTAAATAATTTAGCAATTTCTAATGAAATACTATCTAGAGTAACTATCTCTTTACCCATTCTTTAATTCCTCCAATCTTTTTTCTAATACCTTCATATAAGCGATATATTGTCTAAGTTGTTTGTTATATACTTTTTTTCTTGAGTTAATTTCTTTAATAGATTTCTTAACTATTCCAAGTTCATATTCTATATCATCTATAGTTTTTAATAATTCAGTTCCTTTTCCTCTTTTATATCCTCTTTTATCACAGTTGCTAATGATTGTTTTGCTCATTTTAATATGACTAACCATATCTCTTAGTGTTCTATCACTTAAACCTGTTAATTGAATTAATTCGTCTTTAGTAATAAATCTATCATTAGGAATTAGTTCATATAAATCATCATAACTAATCATATATTTTTTACAACCTCATTAACTGTTAAGCCAGTTCCTGGATGTAATATTTCTTCGATTAATCTTTTTTGAAAAAGATCATTAGTTTTATTTTGAACTATAGATAACAAAGTGTTATATTTAACATTAAATTCTTCATCTGTCATTCTCTCTAGTAATTCACGAGGCGTATCTTTATCATAAATATTTTTAATTTGTCTTTGCATATAATCAATAGCGGAACATTTTGAATAGTGAATGTCATAACCTCTTAAAGGTATCGGCTCACCACATATTTGACATATTACTTGAGACTTAAAAACTTTAGATTCTTTTTTTTCACCAATAGTTATAAGTCCTTTTTTCAAAAACCATAGTTTAGGAATAACTTGTCCATAATCTTCAGAATTAAGATGAAGTTCGAATCTCTTCGTAACATCATCATAATCATAATCTTTAAGTTCTTTATACCATTCATCAACTTTAAAGTCATCTACAGTGAACTCTTGATAATGAGATTTAATTCTTCTAAAGAGATTCTTTGTTTGCTCTTTAGTCATTTGAATCACTTCCTAACCTATTCCACCATTCATCTGAATATTTAATAACATTATTAGGATTATTGCTTTCTGATATTGATACTACATCATCCTCCCACCTTTTTTGGTTTAACCAAGTGGTTGGATATGGAATATATTTACCATTGTCTTTTTTCCAATCTGTTGTATCTTTATACTTTTTAAGTTTAGTTATAATTAAATTAAACTGTTCATCTGTTAAATTATTTTTATTAAACCATTCTTCAGATTTAAACTTATTTACCTTTTTTGGATACTCTTTCCAGAATAGTTCAAATCTTTCTTTATTTATTTCTTTTATATTAATACTTGTATTATTAATACTTGTATTATTCTCTTTGACTTTTTTGTCAATACCCTCTTGACTTTTTTGTATATACCCCTTTGACTTTTCAGTCAATACCTCTTGATTATTTAACATATAGGTACTCATTGGTTGATTAATAGGAACTCCTATTATTTTTATAACTCTTTTTTCTATTTCTTTAGTTTCATTTTTATAAATAAACTCTACTACTACATAGCCTTTTTCTTTTAAATGACTGATCCATCTAGAAATTGTTGCAGAGTTAACATTATATAATCTAGCAAAATAACTATTAGTAGCCCAACATTCATTATTTTTATTGGTTAAAGAAGTTATTTCACCATATAGTAATTTTTCATTTGGTTTTAATTCATTATCATACCTTACTATTGCTGGTATAACTGAATAATAATTTGGTTTTTCTTCCATTCTATTTCCTTTCCCCAAAACCCACTAAAGATTTGACACATACATTAATTTGTGATAAAATTAAGTATGTAAAAAGCAATTGAATGCCTTTTTATAGTGTGTCGTTTTGAAGAGTGGACACACTTTTTATTTGCTCTATAATATTTAAACTAATAATTACTGCTAAAGCAAATGTTAAGAATCCAAACATAGTCCAATTTACTAAAACTTTATTGACTATAGGATAGATTAATATCATATAAAGATCATAAATTATTAATCCTAAACAAGCAGCTAAAATAATTAATTTAAATATATTTATAACTTTAATTTTTGTTTTTTTCATCTGTTTCACCGCCTTTTTTGTTCATCATCGTTTCTTCAAAAAACCATCTCGGTATCTTACCTTGAATCATTATCGATTCTGGATATTTCTTTGCAAATTTATATTGCAATTTTTTTATAATTTCATAAGCTAAACTCTTACTTGCTCCAGTAATTTGCTGTACATCTTTAGCATTATAATAGTCTTTCATTTCAAGACCTCCTGTCTGTTGTGATTCTTTTTATTTTATTTCTTCATATTCTAATATTGCATATTGCAATATAGTGTTTAAAAAAAATTGAAAGAAATTATAATTAAGATAATAACTTAAATTAAGTGCTTGTTCCAAATTAAGTTTATTAGGATTATCTTCTATATTTTTATATGTAGGAATCGATATATTTAATGCCTTTGCACAGTCCTCTTGTGTTTTTTTTCTTTTAAATCTTACTAATTTAATTTGCTCACTCAACATTATTTTCTCTTCTTCTCTCACTGTATCACCTCCTATTTACAAATACAATTATATATTGCATTTCGCAATATGTCAATACTTTTTTTGCATTTTGCAAAGTTTTTTTTACATTTTATTAAAAATATATTGCATTTCGCAGATAAAAATGATATATTATACATGGAAAGGAGGCTTTATATGACTAATTACTTTCCCAAAAACTTGAAATATATTAGAACAAAAAGAAATATAGATCAAAAAGAAATGGCTGAAGATTTAGGAGTAGCACAATCAACATTAAGTTGTTGGGAAACTGGATTAAGATCGCCTGATTTGGATATGGTTGCCAAAATTTCTAAATATTTAAATATTTACGATGATTTTATCACCAAAGATTTGACAAACGAAACCGAAAATAATTTTGATGAATTAGAATTATTATTCGATAAAAATAAGAATATTCTTACAGAAGATGATAAACAATATATAAAGTTTATAATAGAGAAAAGAAAAAAAAATATTGATAAACAATTAGGAAAAGAAGAATAAGTATGCTAGTACAGGTACTTTTTATAGATAAGGAGTAAAAAGTATGAATATAATTAGTTTATTAAAAAGGGAAATAACACAACAAGAATTACTTAACTACTATAATGCTTGTATAACAATAATTGAATTGCCAGATGGAATTAATGGATTTGTATTTAGTTATGAGAATATATATAATATATTCATAAATAAAGAACTATCATATTACAAAAGAAAAAAGACTATACTACATGAATTAGCCCATATAGAATTAAGTCAGTTGAAACAATTAAATAAAGATATGTTTGCTTTTTATATTGAAAAGTATGAAGATGAAGCTGATAAATATCTTAACTTTATAATAGAAACTATAAAGGAGGAGAAAGATTATGATGAATTATAAAATTCAAAATAAAGAAATTTCATTAATATTATGTGTTCTCGGAGGATGGTTTGGATTACATCATTTTTATAATAAAAAAATTGGACTAGGATTTCTTTATTTTTGTACATGCGGACTTTTTTGTATAGGATGGATAATAGATATATTTAAAATTATCGGTGTAAAAGATGAAATAGATTATACGAAATTTAAAAAATGTATGTATTGTGGTGAAAAAAACACAAGAGAAAACAAATTCTGCACAAACTGTGGAAACTCACTTTTAGATAAAATTGAAAGAAACTTTGTTCCAGAAGCTGTATGGTATGATTCTTATACAAAAAGAAGAACAAATAAAATCGTTAAGGATTATGTCGTATTTGATACAGAGACTACTGGATTAGATCCAAGTTGTGACAAAATAATAGAAATATCTGCTATTAAATTTATTGATAATAAAAAAGTAGAAACTTTTTCTACACTAATTAATCCGAAAGAAGTAATAAATCCATTTATAACACAGTTAACAGGCATAAAACAAGAAGATTTAAAAGACAAACCCACTATTAATGAGGTAATACCACAATTTTTTGATTTTATTGAGGATTTAACTTTAGTGGCACATAATGCACCTTATGATATAAAAATGTTAGCAAGTGAATGTTATAGAAATAAAAAAGAATTATGTGATAATAAAATAATTGACACTGTTACTTTAGCGAAAAGAATCATTCCTAGAGAAAGTATTGAAAACTATAAATTGGCTACACTAAAAGAGTATTTAGGATTAAATTATGATTCTCATAGGGCTTTAGATGATTGTGAAACTTGTTCAAAAGTATATCAATTATATTTAAATTCAACACAAAAGAAAAAAATTGTAATTATGGATGAAAACACTGGAGAAATAATTGAAGAATTAAATTAAAAAAACTAGTACCTACTGCAATAGGTACTAGAATAGTGCATAAAAATAAAATTGAATCACAACAGACAATCTTTTTCTATGCACTCTAATTATATCAAAAATAAATAAATATGTAAATAATTGGAGGTAAAAAAATGGATAAAAAAGTATATGAAAATACTAGATATCAAAATATATATAGACATAAGAAAAATAAAAATTATGTAATTATGATGAGTAAACCAGTCAAAACTAGCATATCACGAATTGATGGTAAAAAAATAATGAAATTAGAAGATGCTATTAATATAAGAGATAATAAAAATATAAAAGTTCAAAAAGGTCAAGAAATTGCTTGTAGAGAGGACTTTGATACATTGTGGTGTAAATATATTAATGCATGTAAAAACATACAAAAATTAGCATATAATACAATCAATAGAAAGAAAAAAATGTATAATAAATATTTAAAAGATAAAATCAAAATAAGAGTATCAAAATTGAAAAAAGAAGAATTAGCAATTTTTATAGATAATATGGATACGACTGATAAACAAAAAAATCAAATGATTAAAGAATTAAAAACATTTTTTAATTGGTGTATAAAAGAAGAATATTTAATTGTTTCACCGATGGATGGTATAGAAAAATATAAAGTACAAAAAAGTGAAATGAAATTTTGGACTCCTGAAGAATTAAAAAAAATACTAGATACTCTAGATGATGATATAACGAATGGAAATAAAAATGATGTTATGAGAGCAAGTATGGTAAAAATACTTATCTTAATAGGATTCAGTTTAGGTGATCGTATTGGAGAAACAAGAGCTTTAACCTTTGACTGCTTTGATGAAAAATTAGGAATAGTTAAAATAAAGCATTCCATAAATTATGATAAAGAAGATGAAAAATTTCTATCTGACACAAAAAATTATCCTTCACAAAGAGATGTAAATATTACAAAAAAATTGATAAGCGAAGTTAAGAATTACCAAAAATTCTTAATTGAGAATACTAATTATACAATCGATAATAAAAATATAATATTCTTTAATTACGAAAGAAAAAAACCTTATTCGGATACCAATTTAAGAAAAAAGTTTACTTATTATTGCAATAAAGCAAATGTAACTAAAATTAGAATGTATGACTTAAGGCATACCTATGTTGCTACAATGATGGGAGAAGGAAAAGAATTATATCTTATCAGTAGCAGAATTGGTCACATTAATTACTCCACTACTGTTAATAAATATGGTCATCTATCGAATAAAGTAAAAAGAGAAATGGCAAGTGCTACAGACAAGTATATATAAAATGAGAGTAATTTTGAGAGTAAAAAAAGAATAAGTCTTTATAAAATAAGGCTTTAAAGTGCTTATTCGGTGTTCCACCAGGACACCACT